TTTGCTTGAGCAATTTGGGCTTTGACACTATCTTTGATGAAACTGGTGATACAATCTCCGAATGGTTCTACTTGGGTATCAGCTCAAGCACCATCCACGATTTCTTCGCCAAGGTTGGAAATCAATATAATCGTAAATGGAATGAAAAGGGCTTCGTATGGTAAGTACACCTGTGTTGGACAATAAGTATGAGTTCCTGAGTGCGGAGCGTAAGCGTCTCCAACAACAAGGGCTGTTGCCTACATGGTATCAGACAGGAGGATGGGGACTGTTCAAGAGCAAATACATGGAAGGCTCCACTAGCTTTAAGAATCGTGTGGAACAGATCGCTGCTACGGCAGCTAAACATGCACCTAAGGATGGAGTAGATTGGTATGCAAAGTTCGTTGAAGTTATTTGGAACGGCTGGCTTAGTCCTTCAACGCCTACACTGGCTAACTTGGGCACTACTAAAGGGATGCCTGTCGCTTGTAGTGGTCAGTACATTGGTGATTCTGTTGCTGACTTTTATGGTGAACTACTTGATACTGCTGTGCTCACTAAGAATGGCTTTGGTACTAGCGGGTATCTGGGTGACATTCGACCACGGGGCTCACAGATCGCCACTGGTGGCACGGCTTCGGGAGTCTTACCAGTCTTTCAAACCTTCGTAGATGCTATGAAGCGAGTAACTCAAGGGGTTGCTCGCCGAGGGGCTTGGGCAGGTTATCTTCCTCTTGACCATCCTGACTTTAACGAGTTGGCTGATTGGGTGAAGAATAACCCTGATGATGCTAACGTAGGCTGGACAGTCAGTAAAGACTTTATGGAGTCCTTGGATAGTGGTCATCCTGAAGCTATTGAGCGTTATCAGAAGGCGTTGAAGCTGAAGATGCTGACAGGTAAGGGTTACTTTTTGTTCACCGATAAGGTTGCTGAAGCTCGTCCTGATATGTACAAGGAACATAACTTGGATGTTAAAGCCTCTAACCTGTGTACGGAGATCATGCTGCACAGTGGTGAGGAAGAGACATTCACCTGTATCTTGGCATCAATGAACTTGGAGAAGTATGATGAGTGGAAAGACACGGATGCTGTATTTACTGCGACAGTATTTCTTGATTGTGTTGTTAGTGAGTTCCTGTCGATGGCTACTGGCAAAAGAGGCTTTGAAAAAGCAGTGGCGAGTACTGAAAAGAGCCGTGCGCTAGGCTTAGGTGTCTTGGGCTGGCATTCGTTGCTGCACAAGAAGATGATTCCTTTTGAGAGCTTCCAAGCTCGTAAACTTAACGTGGAGATCTTTGATGGAATTAACCAGAAGTCAACAGAGGCAAGCCGGTATCTTGCAGTGCAACTTGGAGAGCCTGCTTATTGCAAAGGATACGGAGTCCGCAATACACACCGCCTTGCTGTTGCTCCCACCATGTCAACAAGCCAGCTTATGGGCGGGGTATCTCAAGGTATTGAACCATTTATTGGCAACGTATTCGTCCAACAAGGAGCAGGTGGAGAAACCATCCGAGTAGTGCCTGAGCTGCTGGAGATCATGAAGCGTGAAGGTGTGTACAGTCGTGAGACATTGCTTGAGATTGCAAGCCACGATGGTTCCATCCAGCATGTGACATGGATGACCGATGCAGAGAAGGAAGTGTTCAAGACAGCCTTTGAGATTGACCCTTATGTCATCTTGAACCAAGCGTCTGAGCGTCAACTGTATATCTGCCAAGGTCAGTCCATCAATCTGTTCTTCGGTGCAGATGATCCAGAGGAGCATATCAGTGCTGTCCACAAGGCAGCGTTTAAAGATCCTCTTATCTTGAGTCTGTATTACATTCGTACCAAGGCTGGCGTGAGTGCCAGTAGCGGTGAATGTGTTGCCTGCCACGCATAACTAAGGAGTAAAATGAAGATTGAAGTATATAGCAAGGAGAATTGCCCTGCATGTACGGCTCTGAAGGCTCGCCTGAACAAGGATGGCGAGTCCTTTACAGAGATCGTAGTAGGTGTTGACCTGTCTCGTGAGGACTTCCTTGAGAGGTTCCCACAGGTACGTCAGATGCCTCATCTAGTCTTTATCAACGAAGCTTAACCAAGGAAGTATTAATGGCAACTAAGCAAATGAACCGAGCTATCCCGGCTAAGGAACTGACTCCTCGTGAGAAGGTTAGTAACAGTCTGAAGTTGAAGCTGGATGACATGACAGTCATTAAGCCTAAGACTGAGAAGCAGATGGACTTCTTTGAGGCGTATCAGGCCAGTAACTACTTCATGGCCTTGCATGGCGTAGCAGGTACAGGTAAGACATACATTGCCTTGTACAAAGCCTTGGAAGAGGCTATGGATCGTAACAATCCCTTTAACAAGGTGACTATCATCCGTAGTAGCGTTCAAGGGCGTGACATGGGCTTCTTGCCGGGAGATGCAGATGAGAAGATGGAGGTGTATATCCAGCCTTACCGTCAGATCTGTAGTGACCTGTTCAAGCGTAAGGATGCTTGGGATCGCTTGGTTGAGCAAGGACATATCGAGTTTGTCTCTACCTCGTTCATTCGAGGTACTACCTTCTCCAATAGCATCATTGTTGTTGATGAGGTGCAGAATATGACCTTCGAGGAACTAGACACCATCATTACCCGTGTTGGTGACAAGTCCAAGATTATCTTCTGCGGCGATTACCGACAGACTGACTTGAAGAAGAAGGATGACAAAAGCGGTATCCTGAAGTTCTTTGACATTGCAGGCTTGATGAAGGAGTTCATTCGCATTGAGTTCCACATTGAGGATATTGTCCGTAGTTCACTTGTTAAGAACTACATTATTGCCCGTGTTAAATATGAGGATGGTGAATAATGGCTAAAGCTAACGAAGGTATTGAAGAACTTATGATGATGATGCCAGAGCAAAAGGGACTTATCCGCACAAGCACTCAGCAGATGAGCACTCACTTGGTATTCTTGGATGAAGATATTACTTCTCCGGGTAACTACCGTGATGTCATTCACTGCTTGGCTACGTGCGGTGAGAACGATAACGTGAACATCCTGATTAACAGCTCAGGTGGGCGTGCTGATAGTGCATGGTCGATCATTGAGGCTATGAAGGGCTGCCGAGGAGATGTCTCTGTGACTGTTCTTGGTTCTGCCTACAGCGCGGCCTCTATGATTGCTTGTATGGCCAATGAGTGCTACATTGCTGAGAGTGCAGATTTCATGCTCCACACAGCTCACTATGGCTCTATCGGTACAGTGCCTAACGTCAAGAACCAGACTGACTTTGCTACCAAGCAGATCAACAAGCTACTGGATACCTGCTACACAGGTTTTTTGACAGCTAAGGAACTTGATGAGCTGAAGAACGGTAAGGAGTTCTGGTATTCAGCAGACGAGGCACAAGCTCGCATGTTAAAACGATATAAGTATTTGAACAATTTGAATAAGCCGCCTAAGCCTAAGAAGTCTAAGGTAGTTGTGCAAGAGACGGTAGAGTAAACGAAAAAGGCCACTAGAGCGTCAACTCTAGTGGCCTTATCTGTTTGTGCTTACAGTTTCTGATTGTGCAAGATAGTGAACACAGCAGCGATACCGCCTGCAATCCACAGGATAGGTTTAGCTACCTTAGCTACCCAATCGAGGACTGTGAAAGCCCCTTGAGCAGCGTGGAAAGCAGATACCATGTCCTCTGTATCTGTTGCTACTTTGTCTACCTTAGCTTCTACCGCTATTAGCCTCTCGTAGATCTCGTTGTGGGATACATCTCTCTGTTCCATCTCACTTACTTCCTTTGCGTAGGTTATCAATAGCAGGGATTACTTGCAAGTTTTCTGCTATATGTAATCCTCCTTTAGCGAGAGGGATGATATGGTCAACATGAAAAGATTCTCCTAAAGACATAGCAATATAGAAGTCACGTAAAGCATACATCTGAATAATCTCAGGAGTTATATCAGTTCTCAACTGCGCTCTGCGTTTAGCGTTATCAGCGTTAATTCTATTCTTGTGATCTGCTCTGTCTTTTGCCTTCCACTGTTTAACCTTTTCTGGGTTATCCTGTCTGTACCTATTGTTAGATTCTAGTTTAGACGAGTAATTTCTTTTCGCATAGTCTGAAGAAATCTTACGGTATTTCTCAGGATTTTCTGCATACTTTTGCTTCTTTACAGAAGCCGTACACTCCTTGCATCGGCTTGCCTTGCCAGTTGTTGTTCTGACATCTGGACTAAACAAAGCTAATGATTTGGTTAGTTTGCAACAGGAGCAATCTTTCATTTTCGTCCTCGTAATTCAACAATCTTTTCAAGGCTACGTGAGCCAAAGTAAGCACCAAAAATCAGCATACCCCAATTACCCAACAAAGTCACATATGACTCGTTAGCATTGTAGCCGAAAGCAGACATCATCGCAAACGTAAAGTAGCCACTCAGAATTGCAATCAATGACATAGGACGGATGTTCTTAGACAGCCAAGAATCACTAGCCATGTCTGCTGACCAACGTTCAGTGACATTGCTTTGATCCACCTCAAATAATTTAGTATCATTAGCAATACGGGCTAGTTCGCCACTCTGAGCAAGTTCAGCAAGCTTCATCTGAGCCTCTGCCTTTTGAGCAGGATCAGGAAAGAACTTATCGAGCAGCTTACCAGCAAAGGGTAATAGTAAGTTTATCATATTCTTTTATCTTTAATAACCACATTGCATAGCTTTGCAGTAAAGTAATACTTCAATTCCGCCCCACATAAGCAAGATTAAGATAATAGAAGATAGTGTTATAGCAAGCCACAACTCAGTATCTTCCTTACGCTTCTTACCCGCCTGTTTAGCAGCATCAGCAGCTCGTCTGCGTTGAGCCTTGTCATCCTCGTCCATCTGCTTGCGCCTGTTAACAATCTTCTCCCATACATCCATGTTGTTAGGGAAGAACAATCCTTTAACCTGCTCCTCAAACTGTCTGGCACTCTCGATAGCAAGCTCAAGCTCAACTGCCTTGCCCATGTTAGAGCCTTTGAAACCTCCTTTGCTACCTTCTTCCAATACCTTTACAGCATCAGCTTTGGCATCAAAGTACTTACCCAAGACAGGGCCAAGACTGCGAACATCATCCACAGTCTTGATTGTCTTCTTCACCAGATTAACAGCAGTAGTTACCGCTGCTAGGGCTGTTAAGGGATCAATCATAGCTCCTCACTTAAGGATACACGCTACGGTGTAATTCAAAGTGAGGGCCATCTTTAAAGGACTGCCAATCACCACCCCAGACCAGATCAATCTTCATGTCTTTAGCAATCTTCTTGATGTGTTCAGCAACAGTCTGATAGTGCTTAAAGTCCCAAGTAACTTCACCATCTTTGATGACAGCAATATCCACAGCCTTACCTGTGATGTGCCTACTGTTCATCGTCTGAGACTTCCCCGCATCAAAGAGAGCCTTCTGGCGCTCCTTAGTGCGAAGACCTTCAGTGATGGAGAAGTCCAGAGGACTGTCTTTGATAGCTTCGTTGAAGACCCTCTGCAAGTCTGGGTGGACTTGAGAGAGCCTCTCGGAGCTTTTAGTTCCGAATGAGAATGTCATTAGTTACTCCTTAAGGCTGGAGGCCAAGAGCACCGCCGAGCAGTCCTTGGTACTTGTAGTTAGGAACATCCTTAGCTGTACCGGAAGCAATCGAGCGTGTTAGAGCTTCTAACTGTCTACGTTTAGACATACTCAAAGCTGTCTCCGCTGCCATGCCGCCAAGTGCTAAAGAGCCTCCGATTACTGGATCATAGATTACAGCACCACCAGCGCCTGCGGCAGATAGGTGACTCTTGCGTGGGTCGAAACGAGACAAGATAGACAAGAATGTATCCACAGGGCCGCCGTTGACAGTAGCCTTCATCGCGTTGATCTCTGCGTCTGTGAACATCTTGGCTTTCTTCTTGTTCGCTAAGATGCTCTCCAGTTGTCCACGAATTAACTCAGCTTCTGACTTCTTAGGGTTAGTTGCTCGTGCCTCAGCGACATCGAAAGCGTCCTGAACGATCTGTGCTTTACTGGCAGCTCTCCAGTCCTTACGTGCTGACATAACTGATTGAACTGCCTTATCCAAGCCTTCTTTACCTGCCATCACATCACGACCAGTAAGACCACCTAAGTAGTCATCCATACCATTAACCATGACTTTACCAAGTCGGCGAGTATTAGAATCATTATCGTTAGAAAGATTGGTAGCGATAGACCGGAGCTTTTCAAGTTTATTGAAAGGGACACGCTCAGTACCAATAATCTCTTCAAATGTTTCTAAAGCATTCGCAATCTTAGTGTCTGTCTTAGGGATGTAGTTATTCTCTGCTAAGTCATTACGCAAAGTACCCACCATATCCAAAGCACTCTTTGGTTTAACAGTAACACCTGCCTCGTCCATCTTAGCGTAGTTAGCGGCTGCCCTAGCTTTAACTTCAGGGATAGTAAAAGTCTTAGCTTTTGGTTCTAGCATCCCGCCTGCTTTACCTGCGGCAGCTCCCGCCACAAGTGATGAGCCAAGACCTACTGCCTGACCAAGAAGAGGATTACCAGTAATCTCAGTCGTCAGTTCAGCAGCAGGCTCTACTACAGCACCGCCAGCAGCGGCAGCAGGAAGACTACGGGACAACTGCCCTGCTGTCGCAGGAGCAAGCTTTGCCAACCCTGCTTGACTGGTTAATGCAGAAACACCACCTTGTGCAAACTTCTCTGCTGTCGTCTCAGGGGCAGGAGCCAGTTGAGAAAGCATTGCTGCTTGCTTCTCAGAAGCGTAAGGGAGGCGTGATTCAGAGCCCACCAAATTAGCTCCAAGATTATATAAACCAGAGCCAAAGTCCAAGACTGCCGTAGCAGGGGCAGTGAAGGCTTCGTACAAAGTCCTCCCTGTCATTGCTGCTTGGCGGCCTGCCTCTTGAGCTAAAGAACGAGGCTGTTGGATGTCCATACGGCGCGGGTCATTAGCCATCGTTGTACGGCCTCCGCCGACAGGTGCTTCAACCTCTCCCAAGTGAGTTTTAATCTTGGTTAATGCCTGTTCTTTGGATAAGCCATCAGCCAGATCATACTGCTGTCCTTTATATTCGTAGATAGGCATAGTTTAATCCAGTTTAATTACTTGGGGGCCTTGAGAAGAACCCTCGTAGAAAGAACCTACGCCTTGCGCTTTACGGCGGCTCTCAATACGACCTTTAGTACGTTCTTGTGCTTGTACCAGTGCCTTTTGATAGCGTGTCAACGCCTCATAAGTAGCGACTGTATCGTTACGTCCGTAAGAAGCAACTAATGCCTTAGCGAAGCGCAGTACGTCCTTATCGGTCTGAACGCCCTTTTCTGCACTCACCTGCAAGTTAGTAGCGGTATCCACAGCGGACTTAAGACCCTCATAAGCACGAGCTTCAGGTGTCGAATTACCTGCTGCTAACTGAGCTTCATACTTAAGATTCTTCAAAGGGCCGAGTTCCAGCTTACGTACACCTTGTGCGTCAGGGGCCAAGGCGCTGACAGCAGGAGTAAGGGCTTGGATTTGACCTGTGTAAGAATCAATAGCTTCTAAGTCCTTGCCTTCTTCCTTCTGGAGTCCGGGAGACAACGGCTTAGTTGTCTGTTGTCCTTGCTTCAACGAAGCAGTCAACTGAGCAATCTCTTGACGAGACTGTGCAGCCATCTGAGCAATCTGCACTTGTGTAGCGCCTTGTTGAGCAGCAACATCAAGACGATTCTGAGCAGCAAGTTTAGCAGCTTCAATCCTAGCATCAGCAGCGTCTTTGCGAGACTGTGTTGTCTGAATGCTTGTCATAATCTTATCAGGATCGCCATACTTACGGACGACCTGCAAGTACTGCTCTTCTGTTGCGTCAGGGCCCAGAGCAGCCAACTCTGCACGAAGCTTCTCTTCTTGAACAGTAGTCAGTTCTACTTTCTTCTGTTCAGCAACAGCTTTACCTGTTTGAGCTGCTCGAAGCTGTGCCTGACGAGCCTGATCCATCACAACCATAGCCTGCTGCCCAAAGCCTTGACTACCGAGTGTCTGAGCAAGCGTAGCCAAACCTTCAGGGGTTGTTGTATTGGCCTGCTTCATAATGTTCTGCAAAGCAGCAGCCTTCTGCATCTCAGGGTCTTGAGCACCAAGCATACCACCCAATGCACCACCCAAGCGACTAGCGCCTGAGTAGATGCCAGCGGTAGCTCGTTGGAAAGGATCCATCTTAGCGTACTGCATAGCCTCTTGTTGCAAGGCTTGATCGCGCTGTGCCTGAAGGGATTCTGGAGTGATCCCAAATAAACTATTAACTACTTCAGCCATGTATCACTCCCAAGATTGTGTGCCAAAAGCGTAGGCGTTAGGGTCAGCTTGAAACTGTCCCGAAGAAGGGCTCATCCAGTTAGACACGCCTTGAGTGAACTGCCTGTTGTTCGCCAGACCTGAAATAGTAGATCCTAGAGGACTGTAGGCGTTAGCAGACTCCATTGCACGAGCAGCGTTAGTGCCGCCTGCGAACAATGTCTGACCCACGTTAGCGCCTGCTTGAGAGGAACGACCACCAATGTTCAAGCCCAAGTCCAGAGCACCTTGGCCAGCAGATTCCAAGCCTTGAGCCAAGCCAAACTGAGACTTCAGTGGGTTATAGCCAGCAGTAGCCAAGTCTAAGCCTGTGCCGAACAAACCTGCACCGAAGGTAGTCTGTGCTCTTCCTTGCTCTTGTGCCTGTGCAGCCAACTGCATATCCTGCATCATCTGAGCATTCAAGAGAGCCTGTTGTTCAGGGTTAGCAGCGCCCATCATACCGCCTTGAGAGACTGCAACACCACCACGGCCTGTATTGAACAGATTCTGTGTCAAGCCTGCCTGTGCCTGCTGACGACCGGGCTGCAAGAGAGCCTGCTGAGACTGCATCCAGTTCTGTGCAGCCTCTTGAGGAGACTGAGCCAGATACTGCTGACCTAAGCCAAACAGTTGTTGTTGAGCTGCCTGAGCCTGCTCACCTGTCTGCATACCTGCACCACCTGCCTGAGACAGCAAGCGATCACGCATTGCAGCCACTTCAGGGGAGACATCGTAGCCTGCCGACTGAAGATAACCTTCAGGAGACATTGTGAAGTTAGAGGAACCGAAGCGGGTAGTGACACCCACTGGACGGAACTTCTGTGCTTCTGCTGCTACACGAGCAGCTTCAAGTTGTGCGTTAGCGGATGTCTGTGCTGCGTCCTCGGCAGAGTTACCGCCAAGAATGCCGCCTAAGAGTCCAAGGCCACCGCTGATCCATGATGCTGGCATATTAAGCCTCTACTTTCTTGTCTTGTTTGATTAAAACTTGATCTACTTTATTCACGTCAGTTTCCTCGGTTTGATGGATACAGAACCATACTGAATCCTCTAATGCTAGAATGGTGTGGTTTACATCTTTAACAATATTGATACAAGCAGGGGCTGTGTATGTCTCTACTACATCGTTGTCAAACAATACCCTGACCTTACCTTGAGCTAAGATACTCAAGTGGTCATAGGTATGTTTGTGTTGGCAAGCTAATGATCCTTTGGGGAGAGTCATCTGCTTGGCGTATAAGCCTTCAGAGAAGTGATGCTGAATCATGTTGTCAGGCGTTAAGCTGTCAGGCATTTATGCCGTGCGTTTCCACATCGCAACTGTGATGTACGGCTGGAGGTTGGCGTTAGTTCCAGACACACCTGCTGAGGCTGTAGTGAACGCATGAGTATGTGAGGCATCCATACTGATATTATAATTAGGTTGAGCATTTTGGCCCACACCACTAAAAGAACCAGTAGATGAGAACACACCGGATGCAGTGGGTGTCCCTGAAGTAAATCCACCTGTAATTGAGGTATTATTTGTTGTTCCTGTATGTGTGTGACTAACAACAACAGCATCTTTACTACCGCCTGTCTCTTCCAAAGCATCGAACAGTGAATCACCGCCATTCAAGCCTACCATCACTCGACCCGCACCGAAGGCTATCCAAGTACCGAAACCAAGCAAAGTAGCTGGATTGGTAGTTACACCTGCGTTAATGTAGATAGACCCTACTGGGTATAAGGCTTGAATAGCTGCTACTGTTGCCACAGTAGTTCCTGCTGCTGATAATGCAGGAGTCGGAGCAGCTACAGTACCTGTGAATGTAGGATCAGCAATATCAGCTTTAGTTGCTACAGCCGTTGCAATGTTGTTAAACTCAGTATCAAACTCAGCACCCTTGATAATCTTTGAAGGGTTGCCAGAGGATAAAGAATCCTTACTGGTAAAGTTTGTACTTTTTACGTATTCTGTCATGTTATCTTTCCGTTCTTAGCTAAGATTTCTAACTTCTGGATGCTCAGAGGAGCGCCGTTAATATCTGTCTCGTATCCTGTTTGGATTACCTTACCTGCTCCTGTTGGATAGGCAGTCAGTGTCTGCAAAGAAACACCATCAGAATACTCAGTACCACTACTATTATACTCTGCAATACCAAACTCTGCAATACCTTGTGTGGGTATTTTAACGTTCTGTGCAGAATAGTTCTCTTTAAAGTCATATCCCCACTTAATTGTGACATACTGGTTAGTACCGCCAATCACAACCACTGAGAGTTTCTTCAAGACAGAGCTGACCATAGGTGTGCCTAAGTCAGTATGGTTAGTAAAGTATTGAAAGCGGTATGTACTACCGTTGTCCAGATGGGTAGTATATTTACCAACATACCCTGCTTTACCGATCAAGAGACTCTTATCACGGAGGTAGCAGAAGCTCTTAGGCTCAATACTATCCCATGTAGTTACCCTACTAGCGCCATCCTGCAATGCAGCCTTCATGTCAAAGCAGTACACTGTCTTTAAGACAGGAAAGGAAATCAGATAGAAGGACTCAAAAGGACTATAGATAGACTTGATGGTAGAAGCTACTTCACCTGCTACGGCACTCATTAAGTCATTACGTACGTTCTTAGACAAGTCACGGAAAGGTGCTGACTTCTCTTGGATGGTACGTAGGACGCTACGAACACCTGTGTCAGACAAGAAGATAACATCTGAGCCTGTGTTCTGGATGGTGTCTCTAGCGATACAGCCGATACCAGTTAATGAGTCAGAGATCTTGAACACACCTGCTGAGAGTACATCCTGAGCACCTGAGTACACCAAGATATTGTTCTTACCGAAGATGAACAAGAATCCGTTATGTGAGGCCAAGCCTGTGATGTTATCTGCACCGTTAGGCCACACAGAGGACACATCAATAGAGCCTGTAGAACCATTAGCCCACTTATGTCCAGAAAGGATGTCAGACCAGTAGATTACTGTCTTCTCAGTAGCTAGATCAGCCACCCATAGACGACCATAAGCAGACAGAACAATGTTACCTGAAGGAACAGTACCTGTGTAGCCAGTCTTCTCAGACACTCGGCGATACGTTGTAGTACTCACAGCAGGATCAAACACCAGTGGATCATGTCCAGACTGGAAGAAGTAAAGTACTTCGTTCAAGGCTGCGATCTGCCAGTTGTTAGCTGTGATTGTAGGAGCAGTACCTCCACCGCCGTAGGTCAAGGTAGTCAGTGTGCTACCTACGAGCTTGAAGAGCTTACTGTTACCTGCTGCGATGGTGTACTCAGAACCACTGTCTGTAACCAACTGACCGATAGCTTCTACGTTAGAGGAGCCTAAGTCAGTGTTGGTTGTGTTTACTGGCGACCAGCCTTTACGAGCACCTACACGGCCATACTGGTCAATAACACAGTTGACAGCCGTAAGAGCGAAGCCGGAGGCTAAGTCTAGGGAGCTATCTTGTGTATTCAGGCCATAGAAGCCGGGAGCTGTAATACTAAATGTTTGAATGGGTTGTGCCATATGTTACACAGCCTCCCACGCATCTTCCTCAACATAACGTGAACTCTCGATGGCAATAGCATCTGCCAAGGAAGCCTTATACAGTCCGTAAGCCTCTGAACTATTCAAACCACCATCTTCACCACGTTCAACCAGCGCACGTGCAAAAGCCCCTAAGATAACAGGCTCTTTAGGGGCGAACAATGTGTCTGAGTCTGCTGAAAGTTCAGACTGAGGAATGTAGAGATTAAACGAGAGGGAGAGGCCAGCAGTAGGGATAGGGAAGACATTAACTTTAGTGTCTCCTGTACTGTCCAATCCATTGAAGTTGTAGTACAAGGGAGAACCTGTCTGCTCACTGGTAAGCAGGTACTGAGACATCATCTTTGTAGTTAAGGCATTGATGGTAGTCTTGTTGGTAACGTCTGTAGCTTCAATGACTTTAAAGCGAGTGCCTGAACCTGTCAGCACATAGTTATGTGTGCCAGCAACAGTGGTTACTGTAAGCGTACTGTTCAATGCGTTCCACGAGTAAGCATCTTCTACTTGTCTCTTGGAGTCATTAACCAGCTTACCGATAAGTTTAGATAGTGTGTTCTCATTGACTGTAGAGACTTCAGGTTCGCGCATACGAATCAAGATGTCATTCACAAGTCCGAGGTATGTTGGCAGTGCCATAACTTAGATTCCTTCTTTCTTAAACAATTCAAAGGTACAGATGGTACTGAATGAACTTCCTGCTTCGCTTGTCATCACAATAGTATCATTCTCTTCCATCACCACGTAAGCACCTCCATCCATACGGACATAGGTTTTGGAACTAACACCACTGTCCATTACATAGATGTTCTGCGAAGCACTAGAATCATGCCAGTACACGGAGATGGACTTGGTAGAGCCTGTGTTGTTAAACAGATACATCAAACCCCACTTGGCAAAGTAGCCAACAGGAACTGTATATACTGTCGTAGGGGTCGCTGCTGTTAGGTTTACACCTACGGATACAGGACGAGTCATGTTATTCCTTGCGCTTAGGCTTAGTTGTGGCTGTCTTTACCGCAGGAGATACCACAGGAGGTTCTTCTTGTAATTCATACCACTCAGGGTTACTTCTGAAACTTTGAATATCCACTGCACTCTTAACCTCTGCAATGGTCTGAGGACGGTTACTTGTCTTCATCTGGAAACGTACCATATGTCTGTATCTCCTTTATTTATTACTCACGGTGTAAGCAGTAAACAAAAGAGAGCCCCGAAGGGCCCTCCTTAATCAACCATTAAGCCGCAGAAGCGTCAACGATGATTGGAACGCAACCGTAGTCACGCAGTTCGCCCACGCCGTACAGGGTGTCAGCAGTGAACAAGTTACCGAGGTATTCTTGTTTGTACTGAGTCTGAGCGCGAACGCCGATCTGCTCAACCAACACAGCCCAATCGCGGTGGAACATCAAAGCAGCGCGGTCAGAAGCAGTGTTGCCAGCAGCGGTATCGCAGTTGGTAGACACATACACTTTAACGCCATAGATGTCGCCGAACTCGCCGTTCATCAGGGTAGTGCCGTTGCCTTTGAAGGCTTGCTCGGTGAAGCGAGCGATACCCAACATGCTGTTACGGGCAACAGGAGGAACCACCAGCGAACGACCGTCCATAGGCACGTCTTGATCGTCCAGCAACTGGATAGCAGCACGGATACCAGCATCAGCGATGTTGGCAGCGTTGGACGAAGAGTAAGTGTAAGCAGCACCGGTAGAACCGATGATACCACCCGAATACTGAGCGTTAGCAGCGTTACCGCCACGAGCAGCACGAGCCAGTTGGATCAGAGTGGTGTCCACTTGCTTGCCCAGAGCGTGACCAGCGTCATCGGTGTAGAAGCTACGCAGGCTCGACAGAGCTTGGGCTTCAACGATGTCTTCGATCAAGCGGCTGTACTCGAAGTGTTTGTCGATAGAGATGGACACATCGCCTTCAGTTGCAGCGATCAAGGTGACTTGACTGCCAGCAGCTTTAGCGGAAGCTGTACCACGGGTAGGCGAAGGAATGTGAACGGTGTCACCTTTCTTGCCTTTGAAGCTCATCTTCTTGACCAGATTGGCCATAACGAGCGATTTCTTGTATGCGGCCACAATCTCATCAGACCAAACTTCAGGGATGAAGGTTGCTGCGGTGGTGATTGTGACGTTGTTTGTACCTAAAGCCATTTGAATACTCCTATGATTTCAAAAATTGATTATAAATTTACTTTACGTGAGCTTGCTCACTTGACTCGACCCTGTTGATAAGCTGCCATGATTTCGGGTTGCAGCAACTCATAACGATCTGGATCTGTCATCTTAAGACGGATTAAATCCGCACGACGATATACTTTCTTTGCAACTTCGCCAGAACCACTTGTATCCACACCTGCGGCTCGGAGAGCTTGTGCCTGTTGTTTCTTACCAGCATCTTGTACGTTGTTGTTGCGAACTTGCTTAAGTTCTTTATATGTGCTCAAGAGTTCATCCGCTGAACCAAAGTCAAACTCAGCATCTGCTTTAGCGTAAAGATTAAGACGAATAGGACTAGCTTTCACCCACTCCTGAAATCCAGTGTCGTTGGCGATAGTGCCAAAGTCAGGATGTTTGGATGCTAATTGCTGTGCTGTCTTCATCCGCTTTAGCTCAAGGTTAGCTTGTTTAGCTTCAATGACTGCGGGGTTATTCTCAATTGCACGTTTAATAGAGTCTTGAGGGTTCTCAAAGAAATCTACTTCGGGCGCACTTTCAACAGGTTGCTCTTTATCGTTTTCGAGTTGTCGTTTAAGCAGTTGATCCGCTAATGAACGTACTTCGTGTACTTCCTGTGCTTGCCTACCAATCATCTTCTCAGCTTCTTGGTGCATCTTAACAATATCCTCTAAGGACTTGTCTTTATATTTATCTGGAAATACCTTCTCTACCACACTCTCTTGTTGAGGTTGTTCCACTGCTGGAGTCTCTTGTTGAGGTTGTTCTTCATCAATCGTATCCAATGTTGGGTCAAACGATTCTTGCTCAATAAATGCCATACTGTTATTCTCCTGTCTCTCTTGAGATTATAGGACTATGAAATGTGGGTACTCTCGTACCTACCCGTTTAATGTGAAGTGTTACTCTGGAACAGCGTAAGAGGCTTTCCTCTCTTGCTTCAGCTTATCACTTCGTTTACGTTCCCATGCGTCATATGCACCGGGAAAAGCACCTGTGATGCCCTCCAAGTTACTTCTGACACTGGAAACAATTCTCGTTGAGTGCTTACCGCAGGCTCGACAAGCGAGTTCCCTACAGTCTTCATCAACAAACGCTTCAGAGATGTGTCCATCTTCACAAACAAACTCAAACATTCGGCGCATTACTGTGCCTCCTGTAACAGTTGCTCGTAAATCTCTTCACAAGTCTTCTTGCGGTTAAGAATCAAATCTAGAATGTCCAACTGTCCTAGTCGGTAGTTTAATGAGTGTTCGTCTTTCACAGTGCGAACATTGTCTAGATTAGCTTCTAACTCTTTGAGGTCTTCAATCAAATACTTCCACCCTTCAGTGGACATCATTGAGAAAGTTTCCTCGTAATATCTTTGTAAGGATTTTTCCATTAGGAGTCCTATTAGTTGTACACTCTATTATTGTAACAGATAAGTAGTATTTTGTCAATCTTTATTTAAAAGAAAGCAAAGAAATTACCTAAATATGAGGTTATAGGTGATGCTGAAATTTGCCCGTTGATGTAGCTGATGCTTAGGTAATTAGGACTAACCCCTGTAAAGCTCAACCCGGTGTTGTTACCCGCATCAGTCGAAAGCAAACCAACATTCCAGCTTGGTGCTTTTAGAATCGCCTGAGTAGTGTTGGTCGATCCTACTTGCAACAAGTTACCCAATACACCATTCAAGTTGAACGCACCGAACTCGTTGGTCGTGCTCCCAGTGAACTGCACCCTGCCAATGGCCGTGTTGGTGATGTTGGCGAACTTGTTGGAGCCTGTGATCGTCAGTGCGCCTGTGCCGCCTTGGTTGATTGTGGGGTAGGTCTGGACACCGCCGCCAGCAAAGGTCTTGGCAGATGCAGATGTGAGGCTGATCGTGCCTGTGCCTGTGACTGTCGGGACTGAACCAGAGATATTCCAAGGCGTACCTGATCCTGCAATAGTCCAAGTACCGGAGCCGACTGCGATTGTTCTGGTGTTGAAGTTGGCGGAGTTAAAACCTGCCAAAGCACCCGTTAAAGATACGTTGTAACCGTTTGCGTCAAACGTACCGCGGGTAACTTGTAGCGTAATTGCAAGTGATCTGTTGGTGGTGAAAGCGTCCTGCAACTCCACAGCACCACTCGGCGAATCAATAACAAAAGACTGAGTAAACGTCTTCCCCGCACTTGTAATCGTCTGACTACCACGCCCTGCAAAGGTCAGCGTACCCGTGCCCGACAACGTAGTTCCTGTACCGTTGACCCAGTTGCCGTAGATTGCTGGTGTAGTTGAACCTGTTACCAGCGTCATCGTGTTGCTGGTACGGGCAGACATATCAATCGTGCCGATGTTGTAGGACTGGTTGACGGTAAGGGTTTGACCTGATGTTGGGTTTGCAGAAGGAATAACAGCGGTGTCTTGAGCAAGAGGAAAATTAACCGCATTAGCTACGCCGCCAATAGACGTAGCCCAGATGTTGTTAGACCACTGCGTTGTGTTTGTCGCCACGACATACACCGTCTTAGCTGCATCAAACGTAATCCCACTGTTGCCTTTGCAGTCACCCAAGCGAGTACCAGACACAGGAGCAGCAGCACCAGCAATGGTGATGTCACGGAAGTCGATGTCAGTTGGTGATGCAACAGCAGCGCAGGTCAGTGTACGAGTTGTGCCGATGGTGTTTGAGCGCACAAACGTTCGCATCGTGGCGTTGGTTCCTGCGGAGAGCGTCAGGGTGCCGTTGATGGTTTGGTCTGCGGTTAAAGATACAGGTTTAATGCCTGCTGCTGCAATTGCAGAAAAAGACAGGTTGTTGAATGTGTTTGATCCGCTAATGGTTGCAGTGCCGTTAGATGTGTTTGTAAAACTGACATTGTTGTAAGTCCTGCTTCCGCCATCAAAACCGGCAGAAGTGGATGACAAAACAATGGATGATGTTCCTGCATTTACAGTAAGGTTTGTCGATGTGGTACAAGCCCATCCACTATTGCTCGTCAACGTCACCGTACTGCTACCCAGGTTGATCGTGCGGGTGTTGCTGTTGCTGGAAGATAGTTGCGTTGCAGTGACGTTGTAGTTGTTTGTGGTGAATGTTCCAGATATGAGCGTCAAAGCCCCGCTAGTGACGAATGCCGCACCCAAGCTGAGTTCAATTCCACTTTTGTCGATGGACGTAGCACCAACAGTCACGCCGCCATTGGTGAACGTGACAACGCCAGTGCCCGAGTTTGCGTCAAATGTCGGCGTGTCAGCCGATGTAGGAACAGAAGCACCACCAGCGCCACCAGACGTTGCAGACCAGTTGGCCGTGTTGCCACTGCTCCAGGTGCCCGCTCCGCCAACCCAAAAACGGGCCGCCATTACTCACCCGCCACT